GAGCAGTAGAGAGCGCACCACGCAGCGCACTGCGTCGCCATTATTCCATCACGCCGGCGGGCGCCCGGCAGGTGCAGGAGTGATACATGAGCGGACCACCACCTAAACCGACACACATTAAACTCGTGGCCGGGAATCCCGGGAAGCGGCCCATTAACAAAAACGAACCGCTGCCGCGCACCAGCGAGGACATACCGAGCGCCCCGGATTATCTCAACCCGGAAGCGGCCGCCATATGGGACAAGATGGCCGGCGAGCTTCACGACTGCGGCTTGCTTACAAGTGTGGACGAGGACGCGCTGGCGCTGTACTGCACCACGTTTGCCCGCTGGCTGTGGGCTGAGGCCAAGCTGCAGGAGCCGCCGAAAACTGTCTACACCATGACGGAAAAAGCGGAGGGGATCACCCGCGACGAGTATGTGGCGAAGGGCTGGACCGACGAGCAGCTTGTGGCGTACGGCTACATGCTGGAACCGGAGACGCTGGACCCGCACGTTATGAAAACGAAAAGCGGATACCTCGCGCACAGCCCGTACCTTGCTATCGCCAATAAATGTTTCGACCAGCTCAAAGCGCTGCTGCAGGAGTTCGGCATGACGCCGGCGGCCCGTAGCCGTGTGCAAGCCGCGCCGAAAACCAAGGACGACCCAATGGACGCGTTCCTTGGCGGCCGGGGGTAAGGATTGCACCCGGCAGAGCAATATGCGCATGACGTAGTATCCGGGGAGATCCCGGCCGGCGAGCTAATCCGCAAAGCGTGCCAGCGCCATATCGACGATATGGAGCATGGCCCGGAGCGGGGCATATACTTCGACGAGAACGCCGGGCAGCACGCCATAGACTTTTTCGGATTTCTACGGCACTCGAAAGGCAAGTGGGCTAATGACGTGTTCCAGCTGGAACCGTGGCAGCAGTTTATCGTCTGGTCGCTGTTCGGATGGCACAGGGCGGACGGTACGCGCCGCTTCCGCGTGGCGTATATCGAGATACCGAGAAAAAATGGCAAGAGTACACTGCTGGCCGGCATAGGGCTGTACCTGTTTTTCGCCGACGGCGAGCAGGGCGCCGAGGTGTATAGTGCGGCGACCAAGCGCGAACAGGCGAAGATCATCCACAGCGAAGCTACAAACATGGTGAAAAAGTCGCCAGCGCTGCGCAGCCGTATCAAGATGTACCGCGACAATATGCACATCATATCCACGAGCTCGAAGTTCGAGCCGCTTGGCGCCGATTCTGGCACGTCTGACGGCCTTAATATCCACGCCGCCCTCGTGGACGAGCTGCACGCGCACAAGGACCGCGGGATGTGGGACGTGCTGGACACGGCCACAGGCGCCCGGCAGCAGCCGCTCATCGCCGCCATCACCACCGCCGGCTATGATCGGCATACGGTGTGCTATGAGCAGCACGAGTACAGCGTGAAGGTGCTGGACGACGTCATAGAGGACGACGAGCACTTTTGTTTTATCGCCAGCGTGGACAACCCGGAAAAATGGGACGACGAGACAGAGTGGGCGAAGGCTAACCCTAACCTCGGCGTATCCGTAAGCGTGGACGACCTGCGGCGCAAGGCCAAAAAGGCGAAGGAGCAACCGGCCGCCCGTAACGCGTTTAAGCGGCTGCACCTTAATATCTGGACCGAAGCCGAGACACTGTGGCTAGACCTGACTAAGTGGGACGCTAACGGCCTGCAGACGGACTATGACGACCTCATAGGGCGCAAGTGCTACGGCGGGCTCGACCTGTCCAGTACTATCGACATCACGGCTTTTGTGCTCGTGTTCCCGCGCGACGACGCAGGCTATGATGTGCTGTGCTACTTTTGGGTCCCGGGCGAGAGCATGATAAAGCGCGCGAAAAAGGACCGCGTGCCGTATCCAGTGTGGGCGGAGCAGGGCTTTATCGAACGCACCGACGGCGACGTGGTGGACTATCACGCGGTACGCTCTAAGATAATCCACTTGTCTGAGCTGTTCGACATACAGGAGATAGCATACGACCGCTGGAACAGCTCGCAGATCGTGAGCGACCTGCTGGACGAGGGCGCAGACATGGTGCCGCTAGGGCAGGGCTTCGCAAGCATGAGCGCGCCAAGTAAAGAGCTGGAGCGGCTGGTGCTGGCCGGGCAGTTCCACCACGGCGGCAACCCTGTGCTGCGCTGGATGGCGTCTAATACCGTGGTACAGACGGACCCGGCGGGCAACATTAAGCCGGCTAAAAACAAGTCCACGGAAAAGATCGACGGCATTGTGGCCGCGATAATGGCGCTGTCTATGGCGATGGCGCACGATGACGAACCAAAACACGAGAGTCCGTACACGGCGGACCGGGGGGTATTAGCGATATGAGCGAGAAAAAAGAGCGCACTTTATTGCGCGATATAGTGACCGATGCAGCCGCCATTTGCGGCGTGGCGTTAATTGGGCTAGGCTTGTGGCGGATATATGAGCCTGCCGCCTTTATCGGCGTAGGCGTGATAGTCCTAGCGGGGGCGATAATGTCAGCACGAGGCGGGTAAGATATGAGCGGAATTGTAACAGCTATCTTCGGCGGGCTACGAGCTTCCGCCAAGCATGCCGGAGGGCACCCACGGGACCCGGCGCTAGCGCAGCTGTTCCCGGTGCAGAACACGCACAGCGGGCAGGTAGTGACGGAGCTAACCGCCATGCAGTCCAGCGCCGTGCATGCGTGCGTGCGCGTTATCGCCGAGACACTGGCCGGCCTTCCGCTCATCCTGTATAAGCGCACCGAGAACGGTAAGGAGCGCGCCACAGACGACCCGCTCTATTCACTGCTGCACGACCAGCCCAACCCGTGGCAGACGTCCTACGAGTTTCGCGAGATGCTCATGGGGCATATGCTGCTGACGGGTAACGGATATGCCGAGATCGTCCGCAGCGGCGACGGAATTGTGCGGCTCCTGCGCCCATTGCACCCGCAGCGTGTCCGGCCGTTCCGGTACCGTGATAATATCGCGTACGCGTACACCGAGCAGGACGGAACGCAGCGCATCCTATTCAAAGCCGAGATGCTGCATGTTCGCAACATGGTCGGCTCCGACGGCGTAACCGGTATGTCTATGATCGCGCTGGCCCGTGAATCTATCGGCCTGTCGCTGGCCACAGAGGAACACGGCGCCCGGCTATTCAGCAACGACGCCACCCCGGCCGGCATACTGGAACACCCCGGAACACTGGACGACGCGGCTATTAAGCGGCTGCGCGAGTCATGGGAGAACACGCACCGCGGCAGCGGTAACGCGCATAAAACGGCCATCCTAGAGGGCGGGCTGCAATATAAGCAGATCAGCATTAACCCGAAGGATAGCCAGTTTATCGAGGCGCGGCGTTTTCAGATTGCGGACATTGCCCGCGTATATCGCGTGCCCCTGCACCTGATCGGGGATCTGGAGAAAAGCGCATTCAGTAACATTGAGCAGCAGGGGCTGGACTTCGTGGTGCATACGATGCGCCCGTGGCTTATCCGGTGGGAGCAAGCTATCCGACGCGACCTGTTCACCGCGGCCGAGAAGCAGGTGCTTTTCGCCGAGTTCCTTGTGGACGGCCTGCTGCGCGGCGATATATCCTCACGGTATGCAGCGTATGGCATGGCAATCAAGGACGGGCATATGTCGCGCAATGAAGTCCGAGAGATCGAAGGGCGCAACACCGTGCCGGGGCTGGACGAGTTCCTGATCCCGCTCAACATGGCCGAAGTGGGCGACACGGACGACGGCGACGCGGACGAGGACGACGGAACCGACACCGTGGAAGATGCGCAGGCCCGGCTTGCTGTGCTGCTACAGGCCGCAGAGGCCCGTATCGAGCGCAAAGAGGCGGCACTGATTGAAAAGCACGGCGTACAGGCCCTGCAGGATGACCGGCACGTGGCCTTCGTGGCGGAAGTGCTGGCTATTTCCGAGGACGAGGCGCGCGCGAACATAGCGGCAAGGCAGGAGGCCATGACATGAAAAAACTAACCCACGCGCTGCTAATGCTGGCGGCGCTTTTTTCCGGCGGCGTCACGGCGGCGCATGCGTAGAGGCATCATATTTTTTTTATTTCTAGTAGATAGGTAACAGGAGAAAGCTATGCAGAATAAACCTATTTTAACCCTACCCGGTGGCCGTGCGGCTCTCGCCGGGCTCATGAACGGCAAAAAGAAAAACAAGAAAAAGCCGCAGGCATCCGAGCGCCCGTGGTTCACTATCCAAGCGAAAGCGGACAGCAAGAGCGCCGAGGTGTTTATCTTCGACACTATCGGGGACGACCTGTTTGGCGGCGTTAGCGCTAAAAGTTTCGCCAAGGAGCTGAACGCGCTCGAGGGCGTCACCGAGCTCAACG